CCAAGCGAGTTGCCAGCTTTGCCAAGACTGCAAACAAAGACCTAAGCGTTGTCAGCATGGGCTTCGACAAGTTGGGCGGTGCTGCGGCTGCATTTCTAAGCGTTGCTGCAATTCAACAGCTTGGCGTGGCTGTGCGAGATGCCGCGAATAAACTTGGCGACCTTAAGGACGCGGCTGAAGTCATCGGCATCACCACAGATGCTTTGCAAGAACTGCAATACGCGGCACAACTTAGCGGCGTTTCGGCTGATGTGCTGCAAGGGTCTTTGCAGAAGCTAACCAAGAACCTTGGCGATGCCGCGATGGGTGGCACATCTGCTAAAAAATCGCTGGACGAACTTGGTCTGTCTGGCTCTGAGTTGTCTACGATACCGCTAGACCAAGCATTGTCTAGAATTGCCGACAAACTGGCAGCGGTTGAAAACCCAGCACAACGTGCCACACTTGCCACTGATCTATTCGGCAAAAGCGGTTTGGCGATGGTCAATATGCTGGCTGATGGTTCGGCTGGTTTGGAAGCAATGGCGGCAGAGGCTCAAAGCCTTGGGGTCGTTATCAACCGCGATGTTATCTATAATGCCGCAGAGGCCGCTGACAAACTTGATGCAATGTCTATGGTTGTCAGCGCGAACCTGACGGCTGCGCTTGTGAACTTGATGCCGTTTGTCATTGATGCCGCGCAGGGTATTGCCAGCCTTACAAAAGCTGTAAATGACTTTCTGTTTGCAGGAACACAGCGCCAAGTCACATCAAACAATGCGCTGGCTTATGCGGCTACGGCTACTGGTGAAGTCCGTGATGCGTATCTGGCATATGGAGCAGCCGTAAATAAAGTAAATGATTTGAAAGCAGTTGTTCCAGTTATCGCCGATGGAAGATCAGGGCAAGATAGGGCAGACGCTATAAAATCAGCAGAATTTGAAGCTGAGGTTAACAGGGCTTTGGTTGTTGCCGCTGTTGATAGAGAGGCCGCAGAGAGAGCACTGGATGCAACCTATAGTGCATCCGTTCAATCTGTGTCTGACAAAAACGCAGAATTGCAAACTGAAATTGAGTTGAATGGTCTTAGCAAAGAAGAACAAATCAAGAAAAATGCGGCGGTTGAAAAGGCTGCATTGATCGAAACGCTGATGACGCAAGCTATGGCTGCGAATGGCACAGTTTCGGAAACACAACGCCAAAGCATTATAGCCCTTGCAACACAGCAAGAGCAGCTAACCATTGCAAACGAGATGGGCAAGATCGCCCAAACTGGCGCAAACAAAGGCATGAGCGATGCCGCCATTATTGCACTCAAGACAAAAGAAGCGTTGGCAGTTTATCAAGCACAGGTGCAAAACCTTGGCCTGACCATGAGCGAGTTTGAAACCATATCCAGCACGATTCAATCGTCTATGGAAGATGCGTTCATGGGCATGGTTGATGGCACATCCAGCGCCAAGGATGCTTTCCGCAGCATGGCGGCTGACATCATCAAGGAACTTTATCGGGTGCTGGTCGTGCAGCGGATGGTTGGTCAGTTTGCATCTGCAACTAGCGGCGGCAGTGGCATTCTTGGGTTTATAGGCAAAGCAATCGGCATGGCATCTGGCGGGTCTATGCAAGCTGGTCAGCCAGCAGTTGTCGGTGAGCATGGGCGCGAACTGTTTGTGCCCTCTAGCGCGGGTCGTGTGTTGTCTGTGTCGCAATCCAAGGCCGCTGTTGGCGGTGGCAGTAGCGTTACAGTGATGCAGACCATAAATGTCAGCACTGGTGTTCAGCAAACTGTTCGTGCAGAGATTAAATCGCTAATGCCGCAGATCGCCGACAGCGCCAAGATGGCTGTGCTGGATGCAAAACGGCGCGGCGGTAGTTATGGGAGTGCGTTCTAATGGCAATAACTTACCCGCTGTCTTTGCCAGTTGCGACAAAGGCCATCAAGTCTATCGAAATCAGGGCAATCAACGCGGTTGCATATGCTAGATCGCCGTTCACCTTTGCTGGTCAGGCTTTTGCTTATGCGGGCCAAATGTGGACAGCCGATGTCACCTTAAAGCCGATGAAGCGGGCCGATGCTGAACAATGGAACGCATGGCTACTCAGTCTGCGTGGGCAGCTTGGCACGTTCCTAATGGGTGACCCGATGGGCGCGACAGCCAGAGGTGTGGCAACAGGCACACCGCTGGTTAACGGCGCAAGCCAAACTGGTGGATCGCTTGTGATCGACGGCGCGACAAGCAGCACAACGGGCTGGCTGAAGGCTGGTGACTATATTCAACTGGGCAGCGGCAGTTCATCACGGCTGCACAAGGTGCTGGCTGATGCCAACAGCAGTGCGGGCGGGGCTGTCACGCTAGACATCTGGCCGCATATCCGTGTTGCACCAGCCGACAATGCCGCTGTCACTGTGAGCAATGCCCAAGGGCTATTCAGGCTATCCAGCAATGAGCAGGGCTTTTCAATCAATGAATTGGCTATATACGGCATGACATTCGGCGCGATGGAGGCTGTCTGATGGCACGTTCAATCCCAGCAGCCATCCTTTCGGCCCTAAGCCAGCCAGAGGTTTACCCGTTCTACGCAGTTGAAATGCTGTTTGACACCGCACCGCTGCGGCTTTGGACTGGTTATGGCGACAGGCTAATTGGGATCAACACATACCTTGGCGTTGGTAATCTTATGACCATTAGCGGGTTAGAAGAAGCTGGCGACTTGTCAGCAAAATCTGCATCCATAACGATAAGTGGCATTGATAACGCCATTGTTTCATTGGCATTAGCAGAGCCATACCAGCGCCGAATTTGTCGCATTTACTTTGGCGTAACAGGATCAGCAGACATTGTTGAGGTTTTCTCTGGTTATATGAACGTAATGACCATTGAAGACAGTGGCGAAACATCTGTTATTTCTTTGGCTATCGAAAGCAAACTCGTTGAACTGAACAGGGCGCGGGTTCGTCGCTATACCCACGAAAGCCATCAATCTCGTTACGCTGGGGATACGTTCTTTAGCTATGTTGCAGACCTTCAGGACAAGTCTATTGTGTGGGGCCGCAAGGAAGCATGAAAGAACTTCATGCCTTTTTGCGTGAGGTTGCCAATAGGCCATTTGAATGGGGCATTTGGGACTGCCTTATCTTTACGAACGAAGCATTTCGCAGAATGCACGGTCAGGGCTGGGCCGACGATCTTTTGAACCGATACATGGACGGCGAGAAGCCCATGACACGGGTGCAGATCAGACAAGAATATGGATATGAAACTCTGGAAGATATGCTGAAAGATCGTCTAGAAAGGTCGTATGATGTGCCACCACGGGGTGCGCTTGTGACATCGAGCCAGACGTTCTTAAATGCTGGATATTTGGGGTCTGGCTTTGGAATATCCGTAGGGTCAAGCGCGGCGTTCCTTTCCGACATGGGTGTGGTATATTACCCCATCGAATACATCGACAGCGCGTGGGTTAGACAATGACACCTCTAAAAAAGCTGCTTACTGGCTCAACTGGTCTGTCGATGTGGAACGTGGCTCCGCGTATGCCACAGGTTGTTGGGGCAGCTATCCTTGGCGCGGTTGGCATCACTGTGGGCGCAGGGATTGGCGGTGCAATCCTAACTTATGGTGTCGGCTATATCGCCACCACACTGGTGACCTCGTGGGCTGTGAAAGCATTGTCGCCCAAGCCACCCAGTATGTCAGGAATGACAGGCACGTTGGTAAACTCACGCGAAGCAGCAGCGCCGCAAGATTACGTTTATGGAACGACCCGCAAAGGCGGAACGATTACATATTTGGAATCAACGGGGAGTGAGAACAAATATCTTCACATGATCCTAACGCTGGCTGGGCATGAAGTCGCGTCCATCGGCAGCATATATATTGATGATGACATCGTTACGCTTAACGGCAGCGGATTTGTTACCAGCCAAAACTGGGACAGCAAAATCCGCATTGTCAAATATACAGGAAGCCAAACCACCGCTCCAGCATTGCTTTTGGCTGAAAGCAATCAGATCGACAGCAACTTTGTCGGGAATGGCCTAGCCTATTTATACATAAGGTTGGAATACGATCAGGACGTTTTCCCAAACGGCATTCCTTTGTTCACTGCTATCGTCAACGGCAAGAAAGTTTACGATCCACGCAGCGCACAAACTTTGCATTCAGCCAATGCTGCTTTGTGCATCCGCGATTATCTCATGGCAGATTATGGCTTGGGGGATGTTGGCGTTGATGAAACTATGTTTGCGACTGCTGCCAACGTATCTGATGAAAATGTTCCATTAGCCGTTGGCGGTGATGAAAAACGCTATACGATGAACGGCGTTATTCGAGCAGATCAAACCCCTGGTTCTGTTCTGCAAGACATGATGACATCTTGCGCTGGAATGTTGTTTTGGGGCCAAGGACGCTGGCAGCTAAAGCCAGCGTATTACACCAACCCAGTTAGAACATTTACGCTTGATGATCTACGCAGTTCCATCCAGTTGCAAACGCGACAGTCGATGTCTGATGTATTCAACGTGGTGCGCGGAACTTTTGTAGATAAGGCCCAAGGATACATCGTTGTTGATTATCCTGAAATAACAAGCGCCGCGTATCTGATTGAAGACAACAATGTTGAAACGCCGATTGACCTGACGCTGCCGTTCACGACATCGGCGGCAAGCGCACAACGGATCGGCGCACTGACCCTAAATCGTGGCCGTGAGCAGATGACGCTATCTGCTGATTTTGGCATGGAAGCATTTAAGGTTCAGGTTGGCGACATCGTTGCCTTGACGAACAGCCGATATGGATGGACAGCCAAAGAATTTGAAGTTGTTGGCTGGAGTTTCTTTGCTAACAATGATGCTGGCGATCTGCGGGTCAAGCTGACGTTGCGTGAAACATCTGAAGCAGCCTTTGATTGGGATGCCGACGAAACTGCAATTATAGGCAACAACACTGCATTGCCTGTTTTCAATACAGTTACAGCGCCGTCAAACTTAGTCCTAACAGCCACCACTGTTTTGAATGACGATGGCATTGCTATTCCTGCCATTCGCGCATCATGGACAGCTTCTATAGATAGTTTTGTCCAATATTACGAAGTCCAATACAAGCGACTTGGTGGTGAAGAAGACTATGGAACCATTGCCGCAGCGCAAACGGAAAGCGAAGATTGGGGCAGCATTACCGTCTTTGCAACGGAAACCGAGGATTGGGGCCTCACTAACGAGCCAATTCTGACACCAGATGCTGAATATTCATCTGTTCTTGGCACATCAAACAGTTTCACCATTCAACCAGTGCTGAATGGATATGACTATCAAATCAGGGTCCGCGCCATCAACAGCATGGGCGTTCGGTCCAACTTTCTTTCTTCGTCCATCTCATCTGTTGGAGACACAACCCCACCAAGCACACCATCAAACTTGACGGCATCGGCTGGTCTAAAATATCTAGAATTGCGTTGGATCAATCCTGCTGATCAAGATTTCGCATATTGCGAAATCTGGGAAAGCGCGACAAACAATCTGGCCAGCGCCACGCAGATCGGGCAATCATCCGGCTCAAACTTTGTCCGCGCCAATCTTGCCAATGACGTGACGCTCTATCACTGGATCAGGGCGGTTGACTTCTCACTGAACAAGTCTCCATTCACGTCATCTGTCAACTCGACCACGCTTTTGATCGCGCCTGCTGACTTCAATCAGGCAGTGAATGACCTGTTCAGCGAGGCTGGTGCTTTTGGTGTTGAACCTGTTTCGTCACTGCCAGCTACAGGCGGCTTTGACGGCCAGCTTGTGCTGCTTCTGCCTGAGATCACCATCTACCGCTGGGATGCTGCATCGTCGTCTTGGTCAACGGACATCTACACGGCTTCTTCGGTCGAGGCTGGCTCTCTGACATTTGCTAGCTTCGCCGCTGGCATTGAGCCTGTCGGGGTGGTGACGACGCTACCTACGGTGGCGGGCTATACAGGCCCTCAGATTGTTGTTCTGACCACTGACGGCAAGCTGTATCGCCTTGTTGACGGCGCGTGGACGACGGCTGTCAGCACGACCGACATCGACGGCACGCTTGGGGCGGAACTGTTCTCTAACGGCCTGCGCCCGATTGAGGTTGTCGCCGCGCTGCCGTCGATTGATCTTTATCAGGGCCGCGTCGTCCTCCTGACGACCGACAACAAGCTGTATCGCTACACAGGCTCTGCGTGGACAGCCGCCGTGCCTGCGACCGATCTTGCAGGGCAGATTAACTCTGGACAGATCGCAGACGCAGCCATCACCGCGACAAAGATCGGCAATCAGGCGGTCACTGCGGCGGCTGTTGCTGTCGGAGCTATCACATCCACAAAGCTGGGCGTTGACTCTGTAACTGCCGACAAGATCGCCGCAGCCGCCGTCACAGCCGTCAAGATCGGCGATGCTGCTGTCACCACCACCAAGATCGCAACGGCGGCGATCACTGCTGACGTTGTGGCGGCTAACGCCATTACAGCGACGAAGATCAGCGATGGTGCCATCACCACCGCAAAAATTTCGGCGGGTGCCGTGACGGTCGGCACGCTTGCCGCTGGGGCTGTGACGGCTGAAAAGATTTCTGCTGGAGCAGTAACGGCAGCGGCAATAGATGCGGGCGCTGTAACTGCCACCAGCATTGCCGCAGGAGCCGTCACCGCTGGCAAGATAGCCACTGATGCAGTTCAGGCAATCAACATTGCGGCTGACGCGATCACAACCGAAAAGATCGCCGCTGGAGCGGTGACAGCCGCCGAGATCACGTCTGGTTCCATTACGACTGCCAAGATCGCCGCTGGCGCTGTGACCGCGACAGAGATTGCTTCTGGGGCGATTACAACTGGCAAGATCGCGGCCAACGCAGTCACTGCGACCGAGATCAACGCGGGAGCCATCACAACCGCCAAGATCGCGGCTGATGCAGTGACTGCCACGCAGATTGCTGCTGACTCGATTACAGCGGCCAAGATTGTCTCTGGCGCGATCTCTGCGGATAAAGTCGCGGCCAACGCTGTGACGGCTGACAAGGTCGCCGCCAACGCCATCACGGCGGCCAAGATTGCGGCTGGGTCCATTGAAAGCGACAAGCTGGCGGCCAACAGCGTGATCGCTGGCAAGATCGCGGTTGGCGCTGTCAACGCAGATCAGATCGTCGCCAACGCCATTGTCAGCGCCAAGATTGCCGCTGGGTCCATCACGGCTGACAAGATTGCCACAGATGCCATAACGGCTGACAAGATTTTGGCTGGAGCGATTATCACATCCAAGATCGCCGCTGGTGCGGTCACGGCGGCAACGCTGGCGGCCAATAATGTTGTCACGACATCGGCCCAGATCACTGATGGCATTATCACAAACGCGAAGATTGGCGATACGATTCAATCGACTTCGTTTGTCTCTGGTTCAACTGGCTGGCAAATCAAAAAAGATGGTTCGGCTGAGTTCAACGGGCCTGTCATCTCCAGACAGCTTGAACTGGCAACTGGAACCTTCACCTTGCCAGCGCTGATCGACGACAACAACTCAAACGTATTGGACCAACTCGCCGAGTATTGGATCGAAACGACAGTTGCTTCCTCCGCATGGACTGGCGCGAAAGAAACATTCATGGCTCTTGTAGGCAGAGAGGGTTCTGATGGAACCGTCTATGCTTTAAGCTCCAACATCAGCAGCCAGCCGCAAAACATTCAGTGGGGTTGGGAGGCACACGTTGTGCCGATAACCCGCTGGTCTGGCAATCAGAGGCTATGGATTCGCGTCTCGCTGAACACTAGGCTTGTGGACCGTTTAGAGGGGTTTGTCCTAAGATGGCGACTAATCAAGGTGACGTGACCGTCGGCACTATTGTAGGCGGGTCAGAAGACCAATTCGGCATCACGTTGCATGTCGTGAAAGCCATTGAGGGAGAACTATGCGGCATAGGGTTCAACTTCTATCCGCCGGATGATCCTTTGTTTCCGTGGGCCATTGAAACTCTCGCGCAGCTTAATGCGGTGTGATATAAAGACTCACAACCTCCGAGGTGACATATGACAAAACAAGTTCAGCGCCGCCGTGGGACATCCACACAGCACACCAGCTTCACAGGTGCAGATGGTGAGATCAGTGTTAACACGACGAACAAGTCGGTTCATGTGCATGACGGCGTAACGGCTGGCGGTGTGCAAGCGGCGCGGGCTGATCTAGCCAACGTATCTGACGCGAGCCTGAATGCGGCTTTGACGGGGAATACCGTAGCTGCTTTGACCATCACATCAGCCACGATCAACGGCGGCACGATTACAGGCATCACCGACCTAGCCGTTGCAGATGGTGGCACAGGCGCATCTAACGCAGCGACAGCCCGCACAAATCTTGGTGCCGCTCCGTCTGCTGACCCCGCATTTACAGGCCAAGCCTCCTTCGCAGACGGCACAGCCGCCGCACCATCAATCACCAACACGGGCGACCTTGATGCGGGCCTATTCTTCCCCGCTGCGGATACAGTGGCTGTGGCTACGGCTGGCGTTGAAGCTATGCGTATCACCTCTGCGGGCAACGTGGGCATTGGGACGAGTTCCGCTAATGCGAGACTTGTTTGCAGGGCGACAGACCCAAACTACAGCCTTGGCCTAAGTGGAACGACAAAAGGAATTAGGGTTTCTCACAACGCAACGCAGTCTTCTATACAAGGTGTAGACTCCACTCTTATCGGCAGCTTTCAACCCCTCTCCATAGGCGGTAGCCTAGTTTATTTCGGCACTGGCGGTTCGGAGCGTATGCGTATCGACGCCTCTGGCAACGTGGGGATCGGGACAACGGCCCCCGCTGCAAAGCTGGAAGTAGCTCTTGGTGCGAACGGCGAGTACATGCGCGTTGGGGGAGACGACGCCACGAACAACAGGGCCTTGAGGTTCACCAGTTCCACCACCGTAGGCTCTGTGGGCGCACTTCACACAATCAACGCTTCGGGTTCAGCGGGTGTCATTGCTCTCGCCACGGCCTCTACAGAGCGCATGCGTATCGACGCCTCCGGCAACGTAGGGATTGGGACGAGTTCGCCCACCGCAAACTTGCAAATAGGCGGCGTTTCGGGCGGAGACAAAACATTTCAAATTGGTTCTGCTGGAGCTACTCGCGCCATCATGTCGACAAACGGGTCGCTAGGAACTTTTACTATCGGTGCAACCAATGACAGTTCTGCTGGGACTCTGGTTTTCCAGACGGGCAGTGCGCTTACTGAGCGTATGCGGATTAACGAGTTGGGTAACGTGGGAATTGGGACGAATTCTCCCGCTGATAAATTGCAAGTGGAAGGCAATATCTATCTAGGCACCACCAATCGCACAATTTATTCTGGGGGGAGTGCAAACCTAAGTCTCCAAGTAAACACTGGACAACTGATATTTTTGAGGTCCAACGGCGCAAACGAAAGTATGCGTATTGATGCGGACGGGGACTTGGGGGTTGGGACGAGTTCTCCTGCGGCTCGCGTTCACATAGTTGCAAGCGGCCTTGCGGGACAATTTCGCATTCAAGACGTAACCACGGATGCCACAACCAAAAACGGTGTAGTTGGTGGCGGACACTATACAAACGCAGAAGAGCCGTTTTCTGGTATGCTTCTGAGATCCGCAGCAACCGATAATAAGGTTGATATAGGTGGCGGCGTTTCCACCATGAACGCTGCAACTTCTATTGTGTTTAGCACTGCCGCGAATACCACTACGTTGACTGGCACAGAACGTATGCGTATCGACAGCACTGGCAGCGTGGGCATTGGCACGAGTTCGCCCACAAGTAACCTACAAATCTACAATGCAAATGCGGCTATAACCACAAATGAGGTTGCGGCTGCTGGATCGGGCGTTGCAAGCACTCGCTTGAAGTATAGCACCAATCATTTCGGGTTTTATGTTGGCTCTGCAAATGCTCTTGTGACCTACGATTATGGTGCCGCCGCCGAACGTATGCGTATCAACGCCTCTGGCAACGTGGGGATTGGGACGAGCAGCCCAGATACTCTGGTGACTATCTCTGCATCTGGCGTCAACGGCCTTAACCTCTCGCAGGACTTAGGCAACAGCGTTTTGTCCTCTCGTTTGATGCTGAGTAATGCCACAGCGGGACAGACTGCCGCCATATTAAACAACACGGGTTCACTTCTTTTCTCCACGGGCGCTACTGTAAACTCGTCAAGCGGCACAGAGCGTATGCGTATCGACACCTCTGGCAACGTGGGGATTGGGGTTACGCCAGCAGCTTGGGGAGCTGGTAAATCTTTGTCGGTTGGCGGAACGGGGAACCACATTTGGGGTAGCACTGCGAACAGCTTATACGTTGGATCAAACACCTACTATGACACGGCGTTTAAATACGCCAACACTGGTGCCGCCACGACCTACCAATCATCCGCTGGTGAGCATCGCTGGTTCAACGCCCCCTCTGGCACGGCTGGTACTGCGATCACCTTCACCCAAGCCATGACGCTTGACGTAAGTGGGAACTTGGGGGTTGGCAATACCGCCCCCGTAACCAAACTCCATGTCACTGGCGCATCAATGACTACTGGTGTTGTCTATCAAGCACAGCCAGCACAGACATCAAAGGCTGCGGCGGCAACCCTGACCATCGCAGAACTTCTCACTGGCATCATCCAATACACGGGTGCTGCCGCTACGCTAACCTTGCCAACAGGCACGCTAATCGAAGGTGGCCTACCAGCTACATTCCCGACAGATATGTCTTTCGATGTGTCCTTCATCAACACGGGGGCCGCATTGCTAACTATCGGCACGGCAACCAGCCTGACCTTGGTGGGGACCATGACTGTTGCAACTGGAACGTCTGGACTATTGCGGTTCCGCAAGACCGCTACAAATACCTACACTGTTTACCGCATTTCGTAACCCATAGAAGGAGGATCACGATGGCCGAGAAAAAACCAGTAACCATCACGATCAATGACGTAGACTATACTGAGGATCAACTGACCGACGAGCAGAAGGCCATGATCAACCACATCGCAGACTTGGACCGCAAGATCGGGTCAACGCGCTTCAACCTAGATCAGCTACAAGTGGGCCGTGATGCCTTCGTGAACATGCTGACCGCCTCGCTTAAGGAGACTGACGAATGACGACTACTTGGAGCATCAGCCAAATGGACCGCAATGCGGCTAACGGCGGCGTAACCACGGCCCACTGGAACGTGAGTGCAGTTGATGGGGATTATTCCGCATCGGCATACGGCACGGCAGGGTTTACGCCTGACGCCAGCGCACCAGACTTTGTGCCTTACGCCAACCTGACTGAAGCCGAGGTGCTGGCATGGGTCTGGGCAAGCGGCGTGGACAAGGATGCGGCAGAAGCATCTCTGGCGCAACAGATCGCGGCCCAGAAGAACCCCGTCACCCTTAACGGATTGCCTTGGTAAAGATCATGCAGCAGGAGATGGACCTAATGGAACTGGCAAAACTCCTGCTGCAATTCGCAGTGCTTCCCATCGTTGCGTTTATGTGGGCGCACTACAAGATGACCCAAGGTCATTCAGTTGAGATCGCCGTCATAAAAACTGAGTTTGTGCTGACTAAAGAAAACCATGACCGCGAACTCAAAGAGATCAAGGATGGCTTTACGAACGTCTTAAAAAAGTTGGATGAAATCCAGAGGGATATGCGTAAATGAGCGTGAACCAAGCCACACTGGATTTGATCAAGCAGTTTGAAGGCTGCAAGCTGACGGCCTATCAAGACATCGTTGGCGTGTGGACTATCGGCTATGGCACAACCGCTATGGCTGATGTTGGCATCGTGCCAGCCAAAGGCATGACCATCACGCATGATCGTGCTGAGGATTTGTTGCGGATGGGCGTCGATAAGTTTGCTGCAACAGTCGATGCGCTGATCACTGCAAAAGTCAATCAAAATCAACGGGGGGCAGCCATCTGCCTATCCTACAACATCGGCCCGACAGCCTTTGCCAAAAGCACAGTCCTGCGCGAACTAAACGCTGGCAACTATGACAAAGCCGCCAACGCTTTTCAAATGTGGAACAAGGCTGGCGGCGTTGTTTCCAAAGGGCTGGTGCGCCGCCGTGAAGCTGAACGGCAACTGTTCCTAACACCAGTGACGGCAGATATGCACATCGTGACTGACCAGACGGAACCAGAATCAACACTTGCGGCAATCTTTCACGCCATTTTGGCAATGTTTCAGGGAATAAAGAAATGACGGCTACTGAAATCGGCGGCATAGCCCGCGCACTTGCATCGGCACTTGGCGGCTATCTAGTCGGCAAAGGTTTGATCGACAGCGAAACTGCCACCACAGTCGGTGGCGCGGCTGCTACAATCATCGTTGCGGTTTGGTCAGTGATCGCCAAGCGCAAGGCATGAGTTCGCTCATTGCCTCGCTGCTGAAACCTATTCTGACTCTGTTTGCCGCATGGCTTGCAGGAAAGTCAGCAGGAAAGGCAGCAGCAAAAATCGAGGAGTTAAAAGGCTATGCCGAAACTTCGAAAAGGATCAACTCAGTTAGGCCTGTGCCTGACCCTGACGCTGCTGCTGAGTGGCTGCGCCGCCGCGCTGAACGACAGCGCGATCTGTGATGGTACGGCGCAGAGCCGTACATCCCACGCGGCGGCGCTGGCGGCGGATGGTGGCCCACGCTCCTTGGTTACGGGGGCGCTACTGATCCAGCAGATCGACGCAGGATGCAGTAAATGACACCTCGCCAACGTGAAATCTACGATGTCGTCAAACGTCTCGGCAGCAAGACTGCTGCGGCTAAGGAATTGCAGATCGACAAAGCCTATGTTCGTCGTGCTTATGCTTCAGCCGAGGCTTGGTTAAACTCAGATAAAGGTATTGTTGAGGCATTAGAAAGCACTGGTCTATCTCTTGAGACAGGCAAGCACGGCTGGCGGCGTGTTCAGAACAAAGAAACAGGATCATGGGACAGTGTATTCTGGAAGGCAGAAAGCCTTAAGGATGATCTAGCAACTTGGGCTGAGTTATTCAAAGAAGCCCTTGGCTCCGTTCCCCAGCCTCTTCTTGCTCCAATACCAGACAATGTTTCCCATGATCTCTTGCCCCGTTATCTAATTGCCGATGTGCATTTTGGTATGCGAGCATGGAAAGACGAAACGGGTGCGGAGTATAACATTGCAATCGCCGCACAACGCATGAGTGAAGCATCTGCAATGTTAATCAATGCTGCTCCTTACACTGATCGTGCAATTATTTTGAACTTGGGAGACACGCTTCATCAGAATGACAGCAAGAACATGACGCCAACTAGCGCACATATCCTTGATGCTGATGGGCGCTTTGCACAGGTGGCACTAGCTGCGGTCCGAGCGCACGTTGCGATGATCGAAGCGGCAAAAGCAAAGCACAAGCATATTGAAGTTGTTGTGTTGGCTGGCAATCACGACCCTGACTTTACGCCTATGTTAGCAATCGCATTGATCATGCGCTACGAAGAAGACGAGCGCGTTACTGTGCATTGGAACCCGGCTAAAATGTGGGTCATGGAATTTGGCCGCAACCTCTTGGCTGCACATCATGGGGATAAGACCAAGCCAGAGCGCCTTGCAATGCAAGTGGCTGATGTTCATGCTCCGATGTGGGGCAGGACATATTGGCGGTATTTGGACACGGGCCACATCCACCAAGACAGCAGCAAAGATATTGGCGGGATATACTGGGAGAGCCATCGGGCTATAACCACCCGTGATGCAGCAGCGGCTGGTTTTGGGTACACTGGTCGCAGCACTATGAAGTGCATCACAGTGCATCGTGAACGCGGCGAGGTTATGAGGCACACCGCCGCGATAGGGTAATGCGGTTGCATTACTTTAGCCACTGACCCACCAACGACAAATATTTGTGGGGGTGATCTTCACCCTGAGCGCATGGGCCGTGGAGCCCTGCCTTTTCTACCCCACACAGGGCGTGATTTAATTTTTCATGCGTGGCCTTAGTCGGGAAGATAGGCGACTTTGCCACGCTGCGGGTGTTTTGAAGCCACCGCCCGCTGGGCTTGTCTATGTGCCGTGCCTTTCGGTGTATCCGTGCTTCTGACTAACTTCTTGGCGGGCTGCTATGGCGTCTTCAATATTATCAAAATAGCCAAGATGCGGTGCATTTTTTTTGTCAATGTTTATACGCGCTTGCCATCTTTTAATGTCTTTTACAAACCTAACACCAACAAAGCCTGAAGCATTGTTAATTTGTTTCTTTGCGTTGCGCATGTTGACGCTTTGAATCACGTCGCGCAGGTTTTCTATTCGGTTGTTAGATCGATTTCCGTCAATATGGTCAATTTGGTGGACTGGCCAAAAGCCATGCTCTATGGCCCAAATTACTCGGTGAGACTTTAATCCTTTTCCACCAAACACCCCATGCAGATAACCCTTCGTGTGCAAAGCTGCAAGCGCCTCTTTGCCACCCCAACGAGTATTCCACGATTGTGGCATTGATTTATGTTCGCGCCAAAACAGTTTTCCAGTTTCCGGCTCATAGCGCAGCCGCTCGCGTAAGTATTCAATCGAAGGCGGGTCTTTTTCCATCTTAGCACTTCTCCCATAAGTTAACTACCACGAAGCCACTGTTCGACCAATGGCAGATATTTGTGATCTTCCCTGTATTTCTCAACCCAAGATGCTTTGCCATTGTGGATCGCATCAGGGCCGTCTTGATGGTGCGCCTTGCAAAGTGGAATCACCTCAAAGTCACTGGCCTTAGCTGATCCATAGCGACCACAGATCACATGATGAGCATCGCTTGGCCCGTGCCTCAAGCAGATTACGCAGGGCAGTTGTTTGACGCGGGCAAGATGCGCCCGCGCCTTGGCTGTTCCACGCTCGGCCTTGGGTTTCTTCTGACCCAGTGGGCCGCGTCCTGCTAGGTCAGCCATCTTTCCCACTTCAGGCACTGGATGTTGTTCTGCCGCGCCATATCATACAAGTCAGATACTTTTGTCTTGGACTTTTTGGCCCGTTGTATGGCCGCTTCAATTTGGTCTTTTTCTTCATACAACGGCGGCAGTTTGGAATACGCTGCGGTCTTCATGAACGGCTTTAGAATCCAGTGCATGATTACATCCCCAGCGCTGAGCGATACATGGTCTCGATTGCTTCTTCTTCAGCCAGATCATCGGCGCGTTTCTTCCGCAGTGCCACGACCTTGCGCAGAACCTTTACGTCAAAGCCTGATGATTTGGCATCTGCATAGATTGTTTTTCTCACCTCAGTTTCATCTGAAATGGTGGCATTCTGCGCCTCAATGCGTTCCACAATCTGAAGCAGTTCTTGGTTGATGTCTTGCATATCAGTTCCTCGGTTTGGTTGGTGGAAGGATTTTAAGCACGGCTTTGCCTTCGTCGGTCAGCCGCCAGTGGTTGCCTACAGTTTCAATCACAAAGAATGGGCCATCATCGGGCTGGTCTGCACGTTCAGCCCAGCCGACCAGTTCAAGGCTGTAAAGAGCAGCGCCATGAACCCCGCTGTGGATTGATGTGAAGACTTCTTGCCCGTATTGCTCAATGTCTTTGAGCGCTTGCCACCTTGTGGAGTTTAGTCTTGGTTTCATGGTTTATGTTCTCCTGTTAAGGATTGTTGTTTGGTAAAAGTTTTCTGCATCTGACGCAACATCGCGCATAATGTCAGAAAGAATTACTGAACTGTCATTTTCAAGCATTGAAAGATAAGCGCCCTCGCCCGTGCTTTCATTTTCAACAGCTATTCCAACAATGTAGAATTCGCTGTTAATGTATTTTTTGTCATGGTTAATCTTGTGGATTAAATCATGCAAAAGGTCTAGCGCGTCCGCTTCCCATTCGTATTTCATTGGCTCTCCTTTTCGGACCACACGACACCATGTCGTGCGCCATATTCGTAAATCGTTTCGATCAGATCCGACATCTGCAACTTGGTCAGTTTTGACGACCTAAACCCCAGCGGGAATGGACCTGATCCATCCAAGCCTTCCGCGAATGCCACCTGATGGCCTAGAGAGTGCATAAAGGCGCACTTCCAAGTTTCAGGCGTCCATCTGCGGCCTTCTGGGCGGGCCATTGCCACATCGGTCAGCATGGCCCAAAGTTTGTCGTTTTGCTCCAAAGTTCGATCACCGCCCGCAATTGTCACGGTCGCCAAGTCTGGCGCTGCGTCTATAAGCTGGTGGGCATAGAGGCGCTGCCGTGGACCTGTGAGACGAACCTTGTATGGCATCAGCCCGCGCCCTGATTGGTCCAGTATGACACCATCACTGTGCTGACCTCATCGCGTGGGATGTCTAGTTCCTGTGCCACTTTGTCTAGCGTCATGGATGGGATAGCATTCCACATACCACCCGCTTCATCTTCAATGCGTTCATAGGTCGCAATGATCAGCTTGGAATTAAGCATTGAATTTCTCCCGCAGCTGTTGAAGTTTCATTTCTACATCGCCAAGAAACTTGATCACCTCAGTCGCAATTTTTTCCTGCATGACAGGATCAGCAAAAACCCTTTGCATCCAAAAACTTATATCGGCTGGCATGCGAGGATCAAAGCTGACGAAATCGCACCATTCCCGCCCGCAGCACATCATCTGCACTTGCATCTGGATCATGTATTGAGATGGAACCTTGCCATCCAGCAGCGTCTCGATGTGGGTGGCAGAGTTTGGGCATTTGATTTCGATCAGCCCATCCGATCCCACCAACCCATCAGGTGATGCACCGAAGCCTAAGATGGTTGGGTGCGGGACAAAGCCTGTCTCCAAAACCGTTTCGCCTGTCATCAGTTCATAGGCCATGCGGGCCTGTGGTTCCGTATCTGTGCCAAATTGCATGGCGGCGCTGGTGAAGCCTTTCACAGAGGTCTGCGTTAGACGCTCGGTTATTAGCTGGGCCATGTAGTTGGCTCGACTAGCAGCATATCCAGACTTGGTTTTTGCCATCACATCGGCGGTGCGGGATGCTGTGACACATCCCAACCGCGCTGCGAACCATTCCTCAGAGCGCTGTTCCATTTGCCACCCCCAATGCTGCTTTTTTTGTAAGCATGGCGATTGCGTCAGTCGCTTGCTTTTCGGTCATGTCTTCAAGCTGCTTTACTTTCCAGTAAGCGCAGAACTTTGCCTCATCTGTGTTTGTGTCAAACATCAGGTCGCTCATGTCCACATATTGATCTTTGCTGATCAACTTGCTTGCTTCGACCTTGGGCGCGGCTTTAGCAGCTGCGTTGCCATCGTCATCTTCTGGCGCGATGCCTGTCAGGCTTTCAAGGCCGATCCGCTTGGCGTAAGTCGTGGCCGACTTCATGCCCTGCATATCTTGCTTGTTGATGATCAGCGGCACATCGCAGGAAACGCTGGTTTCGCTGGCGCCATGAACCAGCATCGTGCGCATCACAGCACCCTGTTCATCCCGCACCATCATATGGAACATTGCAATGCCTTGCTCGGTCAAGGCTGGGATGGCGACAGAAACCACATCGGCAAGGTCGGCGTATTTCGATTTGAACGCAGGGTTGGTTGCGCCCTTCACAACCTTTCCCATGCCAGCCTGTGCGGCGCACAAAGCCATGTAGATGTTTTTGTGTTCGGTCATCTTAGAACCCCAATCCATAAGCCAAGAACCATAGGCCGTAGCCAATCCCAAAGAGCATCACAGCCCCAACTGCATCTTCGATCCACTCACGCATTAGAAAAACTCCACTTCATTCCACAGTGACAAGATGGCGTCCTGCAACGCTTTAGGCAGTTCCTTGATGTTGAACGGCATATCTAAGATGTGCAGTTCGGCGACTTCCACAGTGTTCATGTCCACTTCTTCCCAGACAGGCGAGTTCGGAACACCGAAGTCTGTGCGAACACTGTCTGCGACAAAACGCACCTTGATTTCTTCCCCTTTGTAGTATGCTTGCATGGCTTTTTCTCCTATCCTTGCAAATTTCTTGTAACGCGCTTGTTGGACGTTGTAAACACATATTTGCATCTGGCGCAAAAGTGTGCAAAATGCCTACATGGAAAAAACATCATCACGCATCGCACTAGCCCAGCACATCAAGGCTGAAGGCATGAAGAAAAAAGAGTTTGCAGCCTATATTGGCGTGACGAATAGCCAACTATCAAGATGGTTGTCTGGCGTTGTTGTGCCAGATAGGCTGTCACGCAAGCTGGTGGAGTTCGCCACCCGCCAAATCGTTTCAGCGGATGGATGGCATGAAAATACAACCCAGTTTCGCCCGTAAGACTCGGAACAAGTATGGCGCAAAGAAAACACAGGTTGGTGAGATCACCTTCGACAGCAAGAAGGAAGCGCAGCGCTACATGGAGTTGCAGCTGCTGGAACGGGCTGGGGAAATCAGCAACCTACGTCGACAGGTCAAGATCGACCTGATCGGTCAGTACAGACCCATGTACACACGCACAGGGCGCAAGATGAGACTGACAGTGGACTTTGCCTATGTCGAGGATAACATAGAGGTGCTGGAGGATGCCAAGGGGATGTGGACTCGCGACTTTGAGGTCAGATATGCAGTCGCCATCGCCATGGGCTTAAATCTTCGAGTTACGTGAAAACGCTTTATTCGTTTTTGAATAAGGTGTAAAAAAATGGGCTGGGAGCGCTGCAACGCTCGACCAGCCCTAGTAAGCCGCAGCGGGTGAGAAGTCCGCTGATCTCGGCAAGCGCATGAACCAGATGCGCTGATCGTGGTTCTACACTGCGATTGGCGTCTCCACAACATTAAGGAGTGCCGAAATGCATAGCTTCGATCCAGACATAGCGCAGAGGGTGGGCATCCATGCCGCTGTGCTTTACCAAAACATAGTGTGGTGGTGCGCTAAGAACGCAGCCAACGGCCACAATGAACACGATGATCACAACTGGACATATAACAGTGTCAGGGCGTGGTCTGAACTTTTCCCTTACATGACTCCTAAGCAGATCAGGACATCGCTAGAACGTCTTGAGGCCGATGGCATGATCCTATCTGGGTCCTACAACAAATCTGCATACGATAGGACAAAATGGTTTTGCCCATCAGGACAAGACCATTTGCCCTGCAAGGCAAATGAAGTTGCCACTGAGGGCAAACCTATACCAGATGTAAACACAGATACTAAACCAGAAGAAGTATTGGGCCCAAAAGCACCCAAGCAACGCAAGCCTGAAATGGATCTGCCAGAGGGGTGGATACCAAGCGACAAGAATGTTCAAGACGCGATAGATCGCGGTTTCACAGCACAGGAGATCGAAGATGAAGCAGACCGATTTGGAAACTTCCACCGCTCTAAGCAAAACCGCTTTAGAGACTGGGACGCCGCCTGGCGGACATGGCTTGGCAATGCGCGGAAATATAGAACCGCTGACAGAGGAAAAAGTGGACAAAGGTCTGGCATGGCTGCGGCGTTCGCCTCAGTGGCTGCCGACATCGTTGCCCGAGAAAAATACCGTGCTGAGAATCCAGAAGACGTTAATGACGCCGGCGGATGGGGTTTGGATCTTAGTTAGGGTCTCTGCGCTGCTCAACCCATACTATGATAAAAACACCCCAGAGGTCGTCAAGAAGATGGAAGCGCAGGATTGGTTTTACTCTCTAAAGGATTTCCCTCAGTGGGCTATCGAAAGGGCTGTGCGCTGGTGGAAGTCTGATGCCAACGCAGACCGCCGAAAACGCCCGCTAGAGGGCGACATCGTGGCTCGGTGTAGGGTTGAGATGGATGGCGTTGCATCGGCGTCTAAGGTGCTGGAAATGAAGCAGCGCGGCATAGCGCATAAGCCAGAACCGCGTGAACGGATGTCACCAGAACGGGCTGCGGAAATCATGCGGGACGTTGGCTTTGGCGTGAAGCGGATGGAATGAAAATAGTTGCGCTAAACGCAAAAAAACGGTTTACATCATTTTTTGTGGTTGTAGAGTGAACTCACAAGAACCGCACAACAACAAAGGAAGAACCAGATGACCATGACTTGCACACTACCCACTGGCTACGCAAACCTCTACGGATACAGCGACGTCCAGCCTTACGAAGTTCTGGCAATAAGCAAGAGCGGCAAGCAGATCACGATCCGCTCAATGAAAGCCGAACTTGACCCGACTTGGAACGCGGAGTTCCACGCTGGCGGGTTTTTGGCGCACTGCTCTAATCAAAGCGAACAGCGCTGGATGATTGAAATTGACCAGAAAAGCCCCCCGATGAAAGCCTACAAACGCGCAGACGGATACTTCCACAGCGCGCTTGGGAAGCACAAGATCGACATAAGACCGCGCTCCTTCTACGACTACAACTTCTGAAATCGGGGGCTTCGGCCCCCACCACCTCTAACAAAAGGAAGAACCAGATGATTATGCTTTCAAATATTCTCGCTAACGAACTCTTTACATTGCGTGGACACACATACCGCGCAACGTCTGACGCTGTTAGCTTTAGCGGCACAATCCGTATCAAGGCTGTGTGCCGCAACGGGGCAATGCCTTCAGGTTGGGAACTGGCCGACATTATGGAGTGGCAGGACGTTCCTGTCACTAATTGTGGCCTTACTTGGTTGGTTTAAAGCACAGCATTTATGACCAGCCCTGCGGGGCTGGTTTTCATCTATCAAAATGGGAGAGACTGAAATGACACGCACAATCGGCACAGTTCAAGAAGTTTGGAGTGGACGCCTTCGCACATTTAAGGTGATCCGCTGCGATTGCAGCCAAGAATTTACACTTTTTGACAGTTGGTCAAATGATTGCGACTGCGGCAGATCATACAACGGATCAGGGCAAATGCTGGCACATCGCAGCCAATGGGGCGAAGAAACTGGCGAACATTTCGCTTAACTGTAATCATATCAACCAAGGGAAGAACCAACATGACAAACCGCATTACCATTAAGCACCTCGACAGCAAAGTGGAAACACTGAATGACTTGTTTGGTTATGAAGCAGAACCTTATGGGCCAAGGGGGGAAGATGGACGCCATACAGTTAACGTAGGAACATTCATTCTCGACATCAACGGGCAGGGCTCACGGCTATGCCAAATGGTAGGGCCGCAGGGTGGGCAGCGTGATCTAACTTTGCGCGGGACTGCTAGACAAACTTATGAGGCTATAGACGCCTTTATCACTGGTGCGCGACATATGAAAAACTTGATAAGCGGAGAGAACTAAAATGAAAAGCGCTGGTTACATCATTGTTTGCAACAACAACATCATCCAAAGCGTTGCGCCAAGCGTGGATGAGGCTTGGTCAAACCTTGTCCGCGATGTTGGGCCTTGGATTGGTCTGAACGGGGAAGAACGCGACCAAGATGAGGTTTTCACTTCTGGGATGTACAAAGTTTACCCCTGCACACAAGGTTTGATTGACTTTGTGGCTGATCGCGGTGGCGACATTTGGTGGGACATCGAAAGCGGGGTCGCTTGCACTGCTGACGAACAAGAAGAGTTTCACGCTACACACTAACTCAACAAGGAAACGCAAAATGCTAACAATGACAATCGCAGGAAACGTGGGCAAGGACGCTGTGTTGCGAAACACGCAAGGCGGTGATCCTGTGCTGGGTTTTTCCATCGCCGTCGACAACGGCAAGGATAAGAACGGAAACAAGCGCGATAGCACTTGGGTGCAATGCAGCATCTGGGGCAAGCGGGCTGACAGCCTAAGCAGCCACATCGTCAAAGGCACAAAACTGGTGGTGTCTGGACGACCGAACGTAGATGTTTACGAAGGCAAGGGCCGCTTAACACTCTCGGTGCAAGACCTGACTTTTATGGGCGTCACAAAGGAACGCAACGAACAAGAACCGCAGATCAACAGCCGTTCTGATCTAGATGATGAGATTCCATTTTGAGCGAGCGCATGGAATACAACATCGTTAAAGACCAGCGTGGCGTTTTGCACACTATACTGGATTCAATGCAACGTGGTGACGAGGTGGTATATCACATTGGGGAATACGCTTCTGGCAAGCATAAAGCTGATGCGCTGCAACTTTACAACGAAGGAAAATGCATTCTTTACCAGCGCAAACTAGGTGCTGGAAAGTTTGCCTACATTGCCCGCAAACCAATTAAACTGTGAGGGTTTGGCAAGTGGGTGATCCAGTGGGGATGGGCGAGGTCTACTTGCCGAGCAGAGACAGCAAGGAAGCCTATAACGCAGCGTGTAATGAGGAACTGCTAGACAGCGCGGCGCGATATGCAATGGAATTGAGGACAGTTGAGGCAAGACGGGATTTCATTGCAACTTGGCGCGAGAACCAACGCAATGCACTCAAAGCAAAAATCAAAACCTTATGGGAGAAACGAAATGACTGACCTGATCAAGCGCGATGATGCGCTGGCTGAACTGGAGGGGAACAAATGAAACTACTTGCCATATTACTGATCACATGGATCGACGGATCACAGTCTGGCTTTAAAGTGCCAGCATATATGACTTGCGGCGACCTGATGGACGAAGCCCTAGCCTTGGCTAAGGAACATTCCATGAGGCATACGCAAATGCGCTGCATCTACACGGATCAGATCATCGTCAGCCCACGGCCTATGCCACGCCCAAAGGATTTGTCTTGATGATTGTAGAAATTCGGGGCCAAAGGTTTCCTACAGTCCGCGCAGCTGCGGCAGCGATGGATGTAACAGAAGAAGCAATCTATTCAGCACTGGCCCGTGGGCGCATGGACATGGTAGGTCTAGGCACAACAAAAAAGAGACCCGTCACTATCGAGGGGGTGCATTTCTCCACAATGGCCTCAGCGGCAAGAGCGCTTGGCTTCAGTTCATCGCACTTCAAGCGAGTTATAGACTCAACTAACCCAGCAACCATCTTGCGGATAAAGGCAGCAGCCATTCGCTACAAGGAAAGCATCAAATGAACCGCGAAGAAATCCTACAGACCGCAATCGAATACATCACCAAAGACCGCGATGCGACGCATGGGGATGCAGAAGACAACTTTGAAAACGTGGCATCCCTCTGGATTTGGTGGATGTATGGGCGCGACAGGTGCGTTTTCAATGGTCTTGATGTTGCCATGATGATGGTGCTGTTTAAAATCGCTCGCATCAAAGGCAACCCAGATCACGTTGACAGCTATGTGGACGCCGCTGGGTATCTGGCAATCGCAGGAGAAATTCAATGTATAGAACGCTAGACCGTTACAAGGACGAACAAATCCTTATGGCGCTGCACCTCGTGGAGAACATGAGCATGACGCACACTAAAGCCGCTACTATTGTTGGAATGACAAAGAACGCTTGCATCGGGGCAATAGCGAGAGTGCGAAACGAACCAACTGGTGTGCATAGCATCATTCGCAAACCTGAAAACAAAGACCACAGTCAAAGACCATTGTGGTGGTTCGATCCAACGTCAGAGTTTGGGTTATCAATTCTTAATACCATTGCTAAACAAAATGGACTACAATCCTGAATATGCCAGAAATTAGAGTGGATATGAGCAAGGTAGATCAGGAAGTGGCACATGAGGTTGCCAATGACATCCTGCTTTTTTTTGCTGATATACATGATGAAGGCGTCAGCATCTTGGATATGATCGTGTCGCTTGGCATTGTGATGGAGATAATGATTGAGCAAAATGCTGGACAGGTGGCGCACACCAGAAGCCACTGAGTATAGGAAGCTATACCAGACCAAGCAATGGCAACAGTTGCGCCGCCGTGTGCTACTTAGGGATGGCTACAGATGCCAGCATAAGCAATGCGGTGTCTTGCTTAAGCGTGGCAGAACAGACCCAAGATCCGCTATTGTCCACCACATTGTCGCGCACAAGGGTGACTTGGATTTGTTTTTCGACTATAACAATTTGCAAGCGGTCTGTTGGTCATGCCACTCGGGCGACATTCAGCAAATAGAATATCATGGCTTTGATCTATCAATCGGGAATGATGGCTGGCCCATTGACCCGCGACACAGGGGCAATCGTTAATGGAAATTCGCCAGAAGAACAGTTTGCCTTGGTCGCATCACCTTGCCATTGGCAACATGAACCAAGCCCATGTGCATCACCAGTTCGGTCGGCATATGACTATTGGAACGACATACAGCCCTGTATCTGATACGGGCCTTTACAGGACGCCACAGCCAGCCGCTGCAACAGCACTTCGCATCAAGGCTGGTGGTAACGCAGGAGACACCGCTAGCGGCGCTGGTGCGCGTTCTGTAAGGCTGTGGGGGCTGAATGCAAGCGGGGATGAGATAACTGCTATCATCGCAACCAATGGTGCATCAGCATCAGCCGCAACCGCTGTGACATTTATTCGCCTGTATTTGGCAGAGGTATATGAAAGCGGGACATACGGCACGGCAACGGCTGGGTCACACCTTGGCAACATTACGATTCAAAATGCGGCAGGGACAGAGGATTGGGGCCAGATACAACTAAACGGATTTCCAAGCGGAACAACGGGTATCGGTTCGATCACTGTTCCACGCAATCATGTGGGCCTGATAACATCCATTCAGATCAATCCTGAAGTGCAAGCCAACAAGTCAACAGATGTGCTGATCCTAAAACGTGAAAGCATCTTGCAGACGACAGCGCCTTACAAGCCAATCGTGAAGATACAGGAAATCATTGGCATGGTGTCAAACTTTGAGATCACCTTTGATATGCCTATGGTCGTGCCAGAGCTGACAGACGTGGGTGTGCTTGCCAAGGTGAACAGCGGCACAGGTGCGATAAGCATCGACATGGAGGTGATTTTCCTAGAGGCGGAAAGTTATCCATAGGGGGGGGGTATATGCGATCCCTATAGGCAAAGCATCCAAACCTGCATCCAAACCATTCTTTTGACAAAGCCAAAATTGACAACGGGGGTCAAATCTGCTTTCAGTTGGTGAAACTGGAGCAAAACATGACCGAACAGCAATGGCCCGCCGACAATGTAACGCGCCGCAAGGTGTCTGCGCTTGTTCCATATGCTCGAAACAGTAGAACGCACAGCAAAGAGCAGATCGGTCAGATCGCAGCATCAATTAAGGAGTGGGGTTTCACTACCCCCATCTTAGTGGACGCGGATGGTCAGATCATAGCTGGGCATGGTCGATTGCTTGCCGCACAAAAGCTTGGCCTAGATGAAGTGCCAACCATGACGGCTATTGGATGGACCGATGCTCAAAAGAAAGCCTATGTCATTGCGGATAACAAGCTGGCTCTGAATGCTGGTTGGGACAATGATATGCTTGCGGTCGAGTTTAAAGACCTCAAGGACATGGGATTTGATCTTGGCCTAACTGGTTTTGATGCTGGAGAACTTTCAGAACTTTTTGACAAGCCAAAGGAAGAAAGTAATGAATATAGTCAAAAAGTAGATGTTCCAACCTATGAACCATCAGGCGAAAAGCCATTGCTGGAAGATTTGTATGATGACAAAAAAACTACTGATTTAATTAGCGCAATCCAACAAAGTAGTTTGAAGGAAAAGGAAAAACAATTTTTGATGTCGGCGGCTTGTCGGCACACTGTCTTTAACTATGAAAAAATTGCTAACTTTTATGCACACTCGTCAAAAGAATGTCAGGAACTCATGGAACAAAGCGCCCTTGTCATTGTTGATTACGATCAAGCGATCAAAAATGGGTTTGTTCTTTTTACTGAACAAATGGAAGATTTGAATGACGAAGAATAAATACATCCTTGTTAGACATGGGCAAACATACTGGAACAAAAATGGAATTATGCACGGGCAGTATGACATACCGCTAAATGAGATCGGTATCAAACAGGCCTATGTAGTTTCCGATGACCTTAAGCATGAGCATTTTGACTATTGTTATTGCTCACCGTTGCAACGCGCAAAAGCCACAGCCAACAAAATCTTAAGAAATCATCGCCATACAAAGATGGTATTTGACGCTAGGCTTATGGAACTCAACAAGGGTCTGCTAGAGGGAAAACATCTCAACAGTGAAAAGTTACTTAAGGGTGAGAACTCAAACTTTCTAAGAAAATACAAAGTGGAAAGCAAGGTAGCTTTTTTGGACAGGGTTAAATCCTTTGTCAATGACATAGAAAGCAAACACTCTGGCAAGCAAATTCTTATTGTTGCCCATAGTGGGACAATCAAGATGTTTATGTTTGCTTTAGACCCACCAAAAAAAGCAATCCATAAGGCCTACTATGATCTGCACATCAAGAACTGCAAGCCTTACACAATCGAATCATCAGCATCGAAAGGAAACAACATGAAAATCGGATTCTTCCCAATGGTTGCAGACATCCTGCATTCAGGCCATGTGCTGGCCCTAGAAGAAGCAAAAAAACATTGCGACCTCCTTATAGTTGGGCTGCATTGTAAGCCAACCTACAAAAACCCCATTCAGTCTATCTATGAAAGATACATGCAGCTTCGCGCAGTTAAGTGGGTCGATGAGGTGATTCCATATGAAGATTCTACCAGAGATGCCAACATGTTTGCTTCTCTTGAGTATGACGTTTATTTTCTAGGTGAAGATCATCGCACTGATGATTGGGAAATGAAATCTAGCATTGAAGCCTTAGGCAAGGAAATTGTCTATCTAAAGCGCAAACACAATTACAGCAGCACGAGGATCAAAAATGGAAACACATAACTACGCAGTTTTTATTTTGACGCATGGAAGACCAGACAAGGTAATGACTTACCGCACTTTGCGTCGGTCTGGGTACACAGGCAAAATTTACCTGATCTGTGACGATGAAGACAAAACCTTGTCTAAGTATCAAGAAAAATACAAGGATGAGGTGGTTGTTTTTAGCAAAAAAGACTACGAAAAGAAGTTTGACATCATGGATAACTTCAAAGGCAATAAGGTAATTGTTTACGCTCGTAATGCTTGCTACGACATAGCAAGATCACTGGGCCTTGACTATTTCTTTGAGTATGAGGACGATTACCCAACTATGGTGCATCGTTTCATAGAAGGCGATACGCTACGATCAAAGCCGATTAAGCAAATGAATAAAGTGTTTGAGGCTTTTATAGATTGCCTTGAAACCACAAAAGCCACGACCATTGCGATGAGCCAAGGCGGTGATCATATCGGTGGGGCAAGAACATTTAGCAACATTCAATACAAACGCAAAGCTATGAATAGTTTTGTCTTTAAGGTTAACCAAGACCCAGCCGATGACTGTATCTTTATTGGGCGTATGAACGACGATGTGAACACTTATCTTACTCAGGGTAAGGTAGGGGAAATGTTTTTTCAGATAGCCAACATCATGCTAGTACAGCTGCAAACACAGTCAAACTCTGGAGGAAACACGGAAGCATACAAGGCATTCGGCACATATGTTAAGTCTTTCTACAGCGTTATGGCCGAACCTAGCTGCTGCAAGATCAAGTTAATGGGAACAGCGCACAAAAGACTTCATCACAAGATCAATTGGACTTACGCAGTTCCAAAGATTGTTGACGAAAAGTTCAAGAAAAAAACATGACAAGAGGAAGAAAACCTAAGCCAACTGCTTTGAAGATTGTGACAGATCAGGATCGTGCAAGAAGTCGTGTGCGAAACGAACCTAAGCCTGTCATGGTAATGCCTGACATTCCACAGGCGCCAGATCATCTTGATGAATACGCGCTTGAAGAATGGCAGCACATTTGCGGCGCTTTGTTTCGTTGTGGTGTCTTGACTGAAATAGATGGGCGTGGGTTGGCAATGTATTGTCAGGCCTATGGGCGTTGGCGCAAAGCAGAGGAAGCAATCCAGCAAATGGCAAAAGCGAACCCTGCCAGCGGTGGCTTGATTATAAAAACCAGCAACGGCAACATTATTCAAAACCCTATGGTCGGAACGGCAAATACAGCGATGAGAGACGCTATGAAGTATGCGGCAGAGTATGGGTTGACACCTTCTAGCCGTGTGCGCCTTGGTATTGAGGCTGATAGGGCTCAAGACAATGATCCAACAGCGCAGTATTTCACATGACCCACATCGTCCATCAATATGCAGAACAAGTTTTGGCTGGTGAAATCTCGGCTGGCCCGCACGTTCGCAATCAATGCCGTAGACATCTAGCTGATCTAAAGCGAAAAGACATCTATTTTGATGAAATGGCGGCTGATCGCGCCATTGGATTTTTCCATAATGTCCTGAAACTTAGCGAAGGGCAGTTTGAAGGTGTGCCGTTTCATTTGCACATCAGTCAGGCATTCATCGTTGGATCAATCTTTGGCTGGAAAAAGCCTGATGGCTTTCGCCGCTTTCGTCGCTGCTACATCGAAATGGGAAAAGGTAACGGAAAATCACCGCTTGCTGGTGGCATAGGCCTATATGGTTTGATGGCTGACGGTGAATCTGGTGCGCAGATTTACGCTGCGGCTGCAAAAAAAGACCAAGCTATGATCCTGTTTCAGGATGCCGTGAAGATGGTAAGACAATCGCCAGCCTTGGAAAAGCGCATAACACCATCTGGCGTTAACCCTGTCTGGAACCTTGCTTACATTAGCACTGGATCATTCTTTCGCCCGATCAGCCGTGACAGTGGCAAAAGCGGATCTGGTCCGCGCCCACATTTTGCTTTGTGCGATGAGGTCCATGAACATCCAGATCGCGGCATCATGGAGATGTTGGAACGTGGGTTCAAGTTTCGCAACCAGCCGCTGATGCTAATGATTACTAACAGCGGGAGCGATAGAAACAGCGTTTGCTGGGAAGAACATGCACACGCATGTGCTGTCTCAGCGGGTGATGTAGAAGATGATACTACTTTCCCATACGTTTGCGCGTTAGATGAAGGAGATGACCCATTAAATGATCCGTCTTGCTGGTCAAAGGTGAATCCATTGCTCGGTGTGATCATTAAGGAAAGCTATCTTCAGGGCGTGGTCGATCAAGCAAAAGTCATACCGGCTAAGATGAATGGAATTTTGAGACTGCATTTTTGTGTATGGACCGATGCAGATGCGGCTTGGATCAGTAGAAAAGCATGGGAGGCGTGTGAAGATCCGCTTATGACAATGGATGATTTCTTAGGAAAGCCTTGTTTCATTGGCTTGGACCTTTCCGCAACAAAAGACATTACTGGTGTTGCCTATGTTTTTCCTGACGGTCAAACAGATGATGGGCGACCAAAGTTTGCCTTATTTGCGCGTGGATACACACCCGCAGATACAGTAGATCAGCGCGAACTTATGGATAAAGCACCATATTCGGTTTGGGTTCGCGATGGATGGCTAATTGCGCCAGAAGGCAAGGTTATTCGCTATGACCACATCGCTTATGACATGGTGGATACTGCATCAAAGTTCGACATTCAGGCAGTTTCCTACGACCGATGGCTGATCAAAACCTTTGAAAATGCATTAGACGAAATAGGTGGTGTGTTGCCTTTGATTGAACATCCGCAGGGAACCAATCAAAGAAAAGACACCCCCCTTTGGATGCCGCAATCTGTGAATCAATTTGAAGATTTGATTTTGGAAAATCGCATTAGAATTGAAGTGAACCCTGCTCTTAGATCGGCGGTTGCATCTGCTTGCTTTTGGACATCGCCAGCAGGGTTGCGCCGCTTTGAAAAACAAAGGGCAACAGGTCGTATCGACATGGCTTTGGCTGCGACTATGGCTATTGGTGCTGCAATGGTTGGTGAAGCAACAAAACCGCCAGCATCACCTTGGGATGACCCTTCATTTACACTAGGCGCGTGATGTGATATGTTTTTTGAAACATCCATTATGGATTGGAACAGATGGCACTCTTTGATCGGTTCCGTAAAACGGAAAAACGCAATCTGGAAAACCCAACCGCGCCTGTTTCTGCGAATGATTTCTTGCAAATCATGGGTTGGGGTGACCTTTACGCATCTTCTGGGGTAACTGTAAATGTCGATACAGCACTTGGTGTCCCTGCTGTTTGGGCTGCAGTTAACTTCATTTCTGGCACAATCGCTGGTTTACCACTGCAAGTCTATCGCAAAGCTGCTGATGGTGGGCGTGAAAAGGCTGATATTGGCTTATCGACAATCCTGCACGATGCCATCAACGAAGATATGTCCAGCTTTGAGTGGCGGAAATATTCGTTTGAACAAACGCTAACTGGCGGTAGGGCTGTAACCTACATTGAGCGCAACAACCTTGGCGAGATTGTAAACTTGTATCCGCTTGATCCCACCAAGGTGCGGGTTGAACGGCTGATTGATGGGCGCAAAATCTATCGCGCAAGTTCGCGGGTTTACGAGTCAACCGAAATCCTTGATCTGCCGTTTATGCTCAAGGCAAACCTGACAGATGCGCGTGGGCCAATCTCTCAGAACAAAGATGCCATCGGCATGGCTATCGCAGCCAGCCGCTATGGATCGAAGGCATTCCAATCTGGAGGCATTCCCCCTGCTGTGCTGCAAGGGCCGTTTGCATCTGGTGCGGCTGCTAACCGCGCATCTGAAGATGTAGCTGCAACTACCTTGAAGCTGGCTAAGGAAGGCCGACCGATTATGGCTTTGCCTCTGGGCCATGAACTAAAGACCATCGGCCTATCGCCTGAGAATATGCAGCTTTTGGAATTGCAGCGGTTCAGCATTGAACAGATCGCCCGCATTTACTCTTTGCCGCCTGTATTCCTGCAAGACCTGACGCACGGCACGTTTTCCAATACGGAACAGCAAGATTTGCATTTCGTGAAGCACACTGTGAAGCGTTGGGTGGAACAGTTTGAACAGGAAATGAACCTGAAATTCTTTGGGCGTGGGTCAGACTTTTATGTTGAGTTTAACGTGGACGGCTTGCTGCGCGGTGATCTGAAGTCACGCATGGAAGCCTATGCAGTGTCTATCCAAAACGCCATTAGAACACCTGACGAGATCCGCGCTATTGAAAATCTTCCAGCCAAAGGTGCGACTGATCTGTTGATTCAAGGGGCAACTGTGCCTCTTGGAAGCCAAAAATATGCTGGTGGTGCAAATGGCGGGTAATGTGCTACAATCAAAACATCAAACGGGGTCAGAAATGTCTGAAAAAGAAATCCGTCGTGGTGTTCCTGTCGAAATCCGTGAGGGTGAAGATGGAGAAGTGCGCGTTGCTGGCTATGCCGCAGTGTTTGACGAAGAAACAAACATCGGTGGAATGTTCACCGAAGTCATCATGCGTGGTGCATTTACTAATGCCATCGGTCGGGATGACGTTGTTTTTCTGATTAACCATGAAGGCTTGCCACTAGCCCGCACTCGTTCTGGCACTTTGACCTTGGTTGAAGATGAACGTGGTCTGTATATGGAAGCCATGCTTGATCAGACTGACCCAGATGTTCGCAGCATCGTGCCGAAGATGAAGCGCGGTGATTTGGATAAAATGTCATTTGCATTTCGGCCTGTGCGTCAGAAATGGGATGACAGTTCTAAGATGCCAAAGCGCATGATCCAAGAGGCGCAGTTGTTTGATGTCAGCATCGTTACAACGCCAGCTTACGATGGCACAGAGATTGCTTTGCGGTCGCTGGAAAAGCATCGCGAAGAACAAGTAAAGTCTCAGGCTGTGCGCCGTATGCGCATGAAGGCCAAGGCCGCTGGCATTGATGTTCGCAATGAGTATCTTTTGCCAGAAGTTGAACAGCCTGAGATTGTTTCTGGCAGCATGAACGCAATCAATATGCAAAACGCTGTTGAGAATTGGAACCTTGGGCCAGAAGTTGCATCGTCTGACCCAGCCGCAAACCCTGAATATTGGGCAAAGATGGCTGATGTTTGGAGCATCAACGAGGCAGAAGCTCGTCGCCAACTTTGTGCCAATTGTTCTTATTTTAATAACACTCCAGAAATGATGAAGTCGATGGAGGACATCCCATTGACGCCATTTGACATGGATGGTGGAGGTCGAGGCTGGTGCGAAAAGCTAGATTTCATTTGTCATAACCTACGAGTCTGCCAAGCGTGGGAACGCAAAGACTTTGTAGCGGACGAATAACGGCGGTCTCCCGCTGTTGGCCCAAAACCCCAGCCCTTGGGCAAGGCACATTGTAGGAGGCCATAATGGCTGATCTAAAGACTCTGCGGGAGCAAATGGCGCGTATCGCCACCGAGGCCCGTTCTAAGCTGTCGGAAGCTACCGACAAGACAAACGAAGCCCGCGCCGCTGAAATCGAGCGCGAATTTGACGCCATGATGGTTGAGCATGATCGCCTTGAAGGCGTTGCCAAGCGCATGGAAAAAGTGGACGCTGCTGTTCGTGCCGCACAAGGCATCGACCTGTCGAAGCGTCCTGTTGCAGAGCGCACCTCTGTGGCTGCTGTTGATGACGGCGCGAAGGTTGACTATCGCACTGCGTTCTATGCCATGATCGCCAACGGCGGCGTTGATGGCTTGGATGCAGAACATCGCGCAGTGTTGCAGCGTTCGGAAGTTCGCGCACAGACTGCTGGCACAAACACCGCTGGCGGCTACACTGTTCCTGTTGAATTGGCTTCGTTCATTGAAAAGGCCATGATTGCTTCTGGCCCGATGTATGACTCCAACCTGTTTACTGTCATCAACACCACTGGCGGCAACACGTTCAACATCCCGACTGTTAACGATACGGCTGTGACGGCTGTTGCTCACACCGAAGGTGGCTCTGTCACCGACGATGGCAGCAAGGACGTTACATTCGGTCAGGCTCAGTTGGGCGCATATGCGTTTGACACCGCTTGGGTGCGTTGGTCATACGAACTTGCAAACGACTCGATCTTGAATGTCGAATCGCTGCTGGGTGAACTGTTGGGTGAGCGTCTGGGTCGCATTGCGAACTCCAAGTTGACCACTGGTTCTGGTTCGTCTGATGTCGAAGGTATCGTTACCAACTCGACCTTGGGCAAAACCGCCGCTGCTGTTGCTGCCGTGACTGCGGATGAAATCATTGACCTGATCCACTCCGTTGATCCCGCCTATCGTTCCTCGCCTTCGACCGCCATTATGATGAACGACAGCGTTTTGGCTGCTGTTCGCAAGTTGAAAGATGGTCAGGGCAACTACCTTTGGCAGATGGGCAACTATCAGGCCGCTGTTCCGCAGAACATCTTGGGCTATAACGTGGTTGTGAACCAAGCGATGGCTTCGCAAGCAACTGGCAACAAGATCATGTTGTTCGGCGACATGGCAAAGTTCTATGTGCGTAAAGTCGGCGCACCCACGCTGTTCGTGGCTCGTGAGCGTTTTGCTCCCGATTACGGCATCTTGGGTTATGCCCGCTTCGACGGCGTGTTGGCAAACACCGCTGCTATCAAGCACCTGAAGAACGCCTAACATTAACTGGGCAGGGCTTTGGTCCTGCCCATCACCATAAGGGGGCCATTATGGCTAAAGTTCGTTTGCTTACTTCGATGGCTGGCTTTGATTTTGTTTACGAACAGGGCGCAATTATCGATGTCACCGATGTCGAAGCTGTGCGTTATGTCGAAGCTGGCATTGCTGAAAATGTTGAATCGGCTCCCATTGAACGCGCCGTCAAAAAGGTTGCGGTCGAAAAAGCCGTGAAGGAATAACAAATGTTGGCGCCGCAGTTTTCACTCGTTCGCGTTACAGCACCCGCCACAGCACCAATTTCGCTGGCGGAAGCGAAGGCACAGATGAAGGTTGAAAGCAGCGACGATGACACAATCATCCAGCGTTTAATTGACGCTGCGGTGGCTTTTGTTGATGTGCAAGGTGCGCTGGGCAAGGCCATGATTACGCAGACTTGGGGCCAATGGCTGTCGCCAAATCCAAACACAGTTTATCTGTCACTTGGACCTGTGCAATCTGTGTCTGCCATCAAATATTATGATGTCGATGGCGCATTGCAGACCGCGACTTTGGCTGATTTCAACGTGTTTGGAACACCAAACCGCATTAGTGTTTCGCCTAAATCTGGCAAGGCTTGGCCCGTTACGCAAACGCGAGATGATGCCATCAAGATTGAATATATCATCGGCTATGGGTCAACATCTGCAAGCGTTCCTGAGACTGTGCGCCATGCGCTGATGATGCTGGTGGCGCATTGGTATGATATGCGCGAGACATCGACCGAAAAGCAAATGTATGACTTGCCGTTTGGCTTCACCGATATGATCGGAATTGAACGGAATTCGTTCTATGGCTAAGGCTGGCGCATTCAGCGAACGTGCTACCTTCCAGCGCCTAGATCAGAGCGCCATTGATGCCTATGGCAACGTCTATACGGGATGGTCACAGGTAGGTGTGCGCTGGGCTGACCTTCGTGAGCGCACGGGCCGTGAGGCTATCCAAGGCGGCGCACTGAATGATGTGGCTATGGCAACCATGCGCTGCCGTGCCGACAGCTTCACAGACACTGTTACGGCGGCTGATCGTGTTATCATTCGTGGCTATACTTGGGCCATAAAAAACGTGACTCATATTGATGCTAAAGATGTGGTGGTTGAGTTCCTGCTTGAACGCGGGGTAGCAACATGAAGGTTGATGCTGAAAAACTCATTAAGCAACTTGCATCAATGCCAAAGGCTGTTGAACGCAATCTTGTTAAGTCTATTCGACTGAATACTGAACAGGCTGCAAACATGGCGCGGCGTTTGGTTCCTACAAAGTCTGGCGAACTGCGTGGGTGGATTCATACTGTTTATGAAGCAGATGGCTTAACTGCATCGGTGGAAGCTGCACCCCCAACAAAAGAAGCGCAGACCAAGGCAAATGCTGTGGAATTTGGGCGTCAAAAAGGCAATCGCGGCACAACGGAGGCGCAACCTTACATTCGCTTGGCTCAAAAATTGCAGGGCAAAAAGTTTGGCAAAAGCATTAAGTCTGCTGTTAATCGCGGCATGAAGGAAGCAACTAATGGCTGATGGTTTCGCCCTTGCTCTCCAAAAAGGCTTGCGGGCTAGGCTTGTTGCTGTTGCTGGCGTGACTGCGATTGTTTCTACACGCGTCTATGACGAACCGCCGCAAGCCGTGACATTTCCATATCTGCGGTTTGACCAAATCACGGCAAACGCTTTTGACACAGACAGCACACTTGGATCGGTTGTGGACATCACGATTGAAGCCAACAGCCGCTCCGCATCGGGCCGTGTTGAGGCTGTGCAGATGGTTGAGGCTGTTCGCGCAGCTTTGCATCGGCAAGAGGCTAACGTGACAGTCACTGGGTTTACGCTGGTAGAATTGATTTTCCAGACGTATTCGGTTACAAGAGACACTGATGGTCGTGGTTATACGGCTGTAATCGCACTTCAAGCGTTGCTTGAATAAGCCTAGCAACGGGCCTTGGGCAAGCCCTATACATGGAGGCCATCATGGCTAAACAACTTGGACGCGCCCTGCTTGTCAAAATCGGCGATGGCGCAACACCGACTGAAGCATTTGCAAACCTCTGCGGTCTGAACAGCAAGGCTATCACTATCAACAACTCGTTGATTGATGTGACCACACCTGATTGCACCACACCCGCTGGTGCGCTGTGGACCGAAAGCCTAAACGGCGTGAAAAACATTACCATTTCTGGTGACGGCTATTTTGAAGATAGCGTTACTGAACTGCGGATGAACACTGTCGCCATGTTGGCTGATCCAAAGGGCAACTTCACTGTGACTGTTCCTGCGTTTGGAACATACGCTGGTTCGTTCTACATCGGGTCGCTCGAATTTGGTGGAGAAACTGAAGGCGGCATAACCTATTCGCTGTCGCTGACCAGCAACGGCGTTGTTACGTTTACGGCTATCTGATGACTATAACGGCTGAAGCGCCGCGTGGAGGTGTTGCCGAATATATCGGCGACACCTCTTATGTTTTCCTGCTTCGCAATCGTGAGATTGAGCGGTTTGAAGATAAGCATCGCGGCATATTTGATGTGTGGGATGGCCTGTTCGGTCGTGGCACAAAGCTGAACAGCAAAGAAACCCGTGACCTTTTGGCGCTGGCCTTGGTCGGCGGTGGGATGAAAGACGCAGAAGCCGACAAAGTTATTGCGGCGGCAACACCCGCTGATCTGTTGCGATTGTATCAGATCGCCCAAGCTGTGGTCGGCGTGGCCTTTATGCCTGATGCAATGGATGAAGCGTCAAAAAAAAAGACCATAGCGGAGCAAAGCCTAGCCGATTAAATGTTCGCGGCATGGTCAAAAACGGAATTGTCATTGGGTTACGTCCTGAAGAAATCCGTGATATGATCCCGCTGGATGCGTGGCTTGTGTTCCAAGGTTGGCATGATGCCCACGCACCTAAAAAAGCTGGATCGACCGCAATGACGGCAGAACAGTATCGCGCACTTGTGGAGCAAGTTGATGGCAATTAGTGCAGAACAGCTAAACATCATCCTGACCGCCAAGGATAAAGCGTTTGCCTCCGCGATGGATAAAAACGCCAAGCGAGTTGCCAGCTTTGCCAAGACTGCAAACAAAGACCTAAGCGTTGTCAGCATGGGCTTCGACAAGTTGGGCGGTGCTGCGGCTGCATTTCTAAGCGTTGCTGCAATTCAACAGCTTGGCGACCTTAAGGACGCGGCTGAAGTCA